GCACGATTTCGTCAGAGTGAAAGGCTGCTCAAACTTGTAAAAAGTTCACCGGAAAAAAAGGAGCAATAAACATGAAAAGCCACACATTCTCGCGCCCGTCTAGCGTTACAACGCCTTTGCTGATCGAGGCAGGCGATGTCCAGATTGACGCCTATGGCATTTATGACGCGGAAAGCGGATGCCTTGAAAGCGTCACCATCAACAAACGCAATTTGACCGTTGCACAGGTTAGCGCCGCGCTACACCTGCTTTGCCCCGATCATTACGGCCCGTGGGCCGATGATCTTGACGGCGATACGCTGAATGTATTGCTGAATGAGGCCGCCGCAGATTGGCTGGATGGATACGGCGATTGGAAACTTGAACAAATGAAGGATGCAGGACTATGAACATTCAAGAAATCACAAAGCGGCTCTATGCCCTTGACGAGGCCATTTTGGAAAAGACGGGCAATAAACCTTGGCTTGCGCCGTTTCTATGCATCCGCGTCGATCAATGCACGGTCACGCTCTATAGCGGATGGAACGGTGGCGATTACGAAATGATTGACATAGCCAAAGGCGACACGCCGGATTCCGCGCTTGATGATGCGTATCGTATTATCGCGGCGATGCCAGGTCCAGAAAAATCCAAACTGCCTGCTCACAATAACGCCATGCTGGCCCGCATGAATGCCGCGCAGATCCGCAGTGATCGTTTCCGCGCCAAATTTGCGCTTGTCATCCTTTGCGTAGCATTTGGCATGGCATTGGCGGCGATTGCGTTTAGCCATGCCTATGCGGGCGCGGTTGATGCCCTCAACAACCCACATATTGAGGGGTTTTGAAATGACCGACACAAGCAAATCATTCGCCCGCGAAACCCTTGACCAAATCAGGACCAAGTTAGCCGACACAACCACCGCCGCTGTTGAACGCCTAAGCCCTTATGCCACTTACGGCGGCCTAGCCACGGTGTGTAAGGACCAATCCGGCGATTACGTCACATACGCAGACTACGCCGCCCTATCCGCCCAACTCGAAGCCATCCACGCACAAGGTTACGCCAAGGGGCTGCGTGATGCGGCTGCCTGCCTTGGACATATCACGCGATTTGAAGACCTTGACGCAATCCTCGCCCTTATCCCAGCAGACCTGTCACCCACGCCCGCGCAGATCATGGCCGATCCGCGTGTGGCTGCGCTGGTGGATGCGTTGGACCGCATTGCCCACGCATCAAATGTTTACGGTGTAGAGGCAAATGCGGAGGATCAAGGCGCGGAAACTCTAGCCTATGCTCACAAATCAACGTGCAATTTAGCCCGCGCCGCCCTCGCACAACTCAAAGGACCAAAACCATGAACCGCGAAAAGATGATTGAGGCGCTGGCGAAGGCTATTTACTGCACGGAAGGCAGTGGTCGCTTACCCGCACCTTGGACCTGTGCTGGTGATGTTCACGAAAAAGAGTGGGCGTTCCTGCGCAATGAGTATGAAAAATCAGCCGCCGCCGTGCTGGACCTGTGCGGGCCTAAGCCGCTGGTTTGGCTGCGTGGAAGTGCTATGGGCGCAATCGCGCGATATACCGTTGCGCAATCTGACTTCGATGATGGGTACGGCGAGATTTGGTATATCCTGATCGACAACAAAACGGCTGGCAAGTTAGGACAGTTCAGCACCGAAGAATCCGCCCAAGCCGCCGCCCAGTCCCACGCAGACGCCGCGCATTGGGCGAATACGGGGATGGGTGATTTGATCGGGGGTAAGTGATATGGAAAACCCAAAGCCGGTACACCTAACCAACACCGCCGAAATCCAAGCGCTAGGATGGGCGGCGGAGTCGCGCGACAGTGATGGGCATCTTATGACTACCCATGCGCCATTCAGCACAAACAAAGAGCGCGACAAATACTGCGCAGAAGAAAAGGCGCGCGGGCATATCGTCACAGTGTTTGCACCCAAGAAAGGGGCCAGCCAATGATTGACGCCACCGCGCTTATGTTCGCGGGCATCACGCCGCCCTCATCCGGCAACCGCACAACCTGCCCCCAGTGCAGCGCCACGCGCAAGAAGTTGCGCGAGAAGTGCATGGTAATAAAGCCGGATGAATGGGGCATGGCGGTGTATTGCCACCATTGCGGATATAAGGACTTGATTGTGACTTAACCGACAACGCCGCCTTTGCACGCGGCCAGGATGCTTACGACGGGCAACTTGGCCGTTTGCTCTGTTAAAAACGCTTTGACCGGATCAAGCAATGCCACGCAAGCCGCTGGCGTTTTTTCCATGCGCCAGATTACTGATTTGCATTTAATGGTAACTGGATCAGCTTGCAAGCATATCGTGGCGATCAACAAAAACATCACTTAATCCTTTTGTTTTGCCTCAGACAATTCCGCAGCCAAAGCCATATAAGCCGCACCGTCGATATAGCTGTCAGCGTGCGGACCATTGGCAAGCCGTGCAATCTTGAGCCATGCCATGCACAACGCCACCTTTTCCGGCGTTACATCGCACCCAAGAATGACCTCCCAACCCGTTGCAATCCGCGCAAAATTATCTTGCGGCGTGCCATAATCCTTTTCACGGTCGCCATTTATCAATGCCGATGCTTGTTCCAGCGTGCGGGTGCGAGTGTTCATTCTTTCAGCCTTTCAATCGGGTCCATCGCCCGCAAAACTAATCCATCAATGTTGTGAAACGTCATAGACTGCAACGCACGCCTCGCACCATAGCCCATGCTTGCGGCATAAGCATCAGGCGGACAAAACGCACGCAGGCTTTCCCACCGCAGAGGCCCAACATCTTTTGCCTGATCGTGGTGGACATGGCCGGTTAGAAAGTGCCGATGCCGCGTTGCAGACCAGAACGGGCAAATATCAGAGACGTAAAGCGCGGCCTGTTGCGGCTTGGCCTTATCGCCATGATGCGCAAATATAGCGCAACGGCCCCACTGGAACATGAATAGATCACGCGGCCCATCGTCTACAGTTGCGCGCGGCTCGTTACGATACCAAGCCGCCAATCCAACGCGCAAAATCCGAAAGGCGTTTTCGTCATGGTTGCCGCGCAATGCACGCACGATCACATTGGCATGGCGCACCAATAGCCGGTCAATGGTTTCGACAAGAATTGTGATGCCCGCGTCCACCACTTTATCAAATCGCCCGTCTACGTCCAGCTTGTGTTTTGATTGCGGAGTTTCGGCATTGTTATTGTCGGCGTGAAAGAAGTCGCCGCCAATAATCAGGATGCCTGTGTCGCTTGGCGGCGTTATTGCCATGACCTTTGCAAAGGCGTGCCGCATATCGCCAAGGGCCAAGTTGACGTCGTAATCATCGGCGCTTGTTTCAAGCCCCCATGCGTGCATTCCGAGGTGAACATCCATCAGCGGATAAACCGTGCAAAGATCCGCCATGATGTTTTCGGGCGGCTCGATTGGCGGCGCGGGCGTGATGCATTCGAACGCGGCCCGCATCATCTCGGCCAAGCTGGCCGGGTCAGCTTGTTGCGGTTTCAGCAGAACAGAATAGCTTGTGCCGTCTGGGTTTTTGGTTTTGGCCCATGCAAGCGCCGGGATAAGCCCGGTTCCAACCGCCGCCATGCTTTCGGCTATGGCCGGATCTAGTTCCAGATGCGCCTTTGCGCGGGTATATCGCTCTTGAAATGCGGAATACGAAATGCCGCAAGCTACGGCGGCTGCTGATATGGTGCCATGTTCCTGCACCAAATCAAAAGCCTCTTGTTGCTTTGCCGTGATGCCGTTCAAGGTTTCCACCCGCAGAGTGCCGCGCCGGTTTCGTTATGGGCTAGGATTTGTCGTGCGGTTTCGTCCGTTAAGTGATCTGCAACGCCTGGCCGAATTGGTGACGCCCAGCAATTACTTGCGGTACCACCCACGCAACCGCTTAGAAACATCATCGCCGCTAATGCTGTCAATTTCATTGCGCGTATCCTTTGCTGTTTGCAGATCATCCGCCGACTTGATTGCCGCCTTGGTTTTAGCCGCCTGCGTGCCGTTGCGCCGCCCGGTAAGCCATGCAACCGCAACCGCGACTATGCCCGCCAGCGCGGCCCACACGGGCGCAGGGATAGCGTTGATGATTATGGCAATCACGTTGCCCAGCCTTTACGCTTGGCTATGGCATACGCGCCCTCTACAGCCGCCCCAAGGGCCAGTGACAGCACCAGCACGGCGTCACCGTCCAGCGCCAGCGTTTCGCCCACCTGTGAGCCTGCCAAATAGCCGATACCGTACCGCAGAATGATCCGCGCCAAAGGTCCAAAGTTCATTTTAAGGTTTCCTCAGAAATAAATTGGCAAATACTTTCACAAGAACGGCCCAGAAACTATGGGTCGCTGTGACCGGCACATGATCTAGTGGCGGCGATACCGCGCGAAACCAATCCGGCACGTTAAAGCCGGGG